GATTCATCTTATTCTCATAGTGGTACTACTTTAACTAGTGGAGATATATTTTTATCATTATATAATAATAAGGAAGAATTTCAAAGAAAATCAAAACAACGTTTTAGATTAACTACAAGAAAAAGATATCCAGATAGAGCTTTTGTAACAAGTTCAAATTTTTTAAATATACAATATTTACCTACTACTAGCTATTATGGTTTACGTGATGCAACAACTGATGAAATAATAATCCCTTTTGATACAAATTATACAAAATTAAGTGCTGATAGTGATGGTATGTATTTTGATTTATTTATGGAAGGATTACAACCAGAACGTTATTATAAACTAATGTTTAGAGTAGATAATAATGATGGTATTAATATTTATGATGAAGATTATTATTTTAAAGTTGTTAGATAATGGCTAGATTTGATCCTAAATTAATACAACAAGGTGAAACTTCCACTATGAAAAAAATAAAACATAGGGGATACACTTCTTTTGCTAATCTTCAAACACTAAATTCAATAGTCGCATTAGGTTCAAATCTTGAACAATTAACCCATAGACACGAATTTATAGTATATGAAGATGATACTGTTGAAATACTACCTCATTTAATAGGAGCTGATTTTTACAATGACACAGAATTAACAGATGAATTACAAAAATCCCAAATGAATCTTGATGGTTCAGGGGCAAATAATAGTCATGGGGGTATATCTCATACTCATGACTATGTAGGATTTTGGCCTAATGGTGTTGTTGTAGAAAATAATATACGTGGTCTTTCACATAAACATAAAATATTAGGAGTACCAGAAAAAATCCAACTTATACAACCTATGTATAAAACTTCTGATTTTAAAAAAATGGTAAGTACCCATTTTGAAGAATTTTTTCAAAGTACAGCTGCAAACCAAATAACAGTTCCTAAATTTTTTCAAAATTATCAAAGTTTATTTTATGATATACCTAAAGAAGGAGAAAATTCACATACAATGTTGATTGCACAAAGCTCAGGATACTTAACTAATTATGTAGATCCCTCTCAACAAGAAGTTATAGATTTAACAAATAGAATAGTAGAATTAGAAAAAGAACTAGCAGAAAAGGATATTTCAGATAAAGAACACCCAATATGTCAAAATGGTTCTTTCCTTAAACACCCAGATAATGCTACAGTCTATTATATGGATAAAGGTCAGAAAAGAGCTATTGACAATATGGAAGTATTTAATATACTTAAAAGGGTTAATGGTCATTCTGTTGAAGAACCAAACGAAGAAGTTATTATTCTAGTAACAGAAGATGTTATTAAAGGTTTAGAAACAGGACCTAAATTTAGATCTGAAGATTTATATGGAGATGAAGAAAAAAGAAAAGAAGAAGAGGAGAAAAAATTAATAGAATTAGATCCAGATGACTTTAAAGCAGATCCTTCTAATTATGCGACTGTAGAAGATTATCTGGTAGCATTAGATAGAGAAACCAGACAATTATTAGCTAAGGAAGAATATTTACAAGAATTATTCTTTAGATATAAATTTGATTCTACTAACTTATCAGATACAGGTGAAAGAGAAGAAGCTAGAATACAAAGAAGAGCATATGGGGGAAGATTAACTAGATTAAGAAAACAAATATTAAGATATACATCTATATTAGAATCAGTAGATCCTGATGGAAACTTACAAAATTTAGAAATATCTACTGAAAAATTAAAAGAAATAGTAGGTGTAGAAAGTGCTAGAAGTACATTTACTAAAGACGAAATGGCTCAACTTGGTCCTAAACAAAATACAATTGCAAGGTTTTTAGATGAAAATAAAGCATCAACAAATAATGAAATAATAAAAACACAGGTAGATAATAGTACTAATAATACAGGAACAGGTTTAGGTAATAATACAGCGGCTTATTTAGCAGCTTCTGGTATGGGAGAAGCAGCAGGTTATGGAGCTGAAGAACAACCAAAAAGCCCTCCAGGAAGGTATGTAAATAATCCAACAGGATTAATTAAAAACCACACCCATAAAGAAGCAATAGATGCAATGATGTTAGGATTTAAGTCTTCAGGTGGTAATTGGTATTGGACCTTTAAAGTAAACAATGCAAATAAAGTAGTTAAAGGAAAAGAAACAGGTCAATGGAGATTATATGAACAAAGATTAAGTAATCCTATACTTATGGGTGGAGCTTTTAAACCAAATTCTAGATTTAATTGGAAACTTAAAGAGTTTGAATGGGCTCCTATGCCAGGTAAATATCCAGGAGTAAAAAGTAGAATTTGGGAAGGAAAATCAATACATAAATTGAAACCGTTAACATAAATATGAGTATAGATAATAAAAATATAATTCCAAAAATATCTCAAATAGATGCAGAATCTTTAAATCCTCTTAATGTAGGTAGAAAATTTGGAAGAGAAAATGATTATGTTGAATTCCATATGTTTGATATGGGGGGTCGTCATATAACTTCTATAGAAAATTATTTAGAATATACTGTTCCTGAAAATATAGAAGATGATGGAAGCGATGCTTCTACTTTAACTAATACAATATTTGTAGATCCTTATAAAAAAGTAGGAGACTTAGGTTACACAACAGGTCAATATATAGTTGTTTATAGATTACAAAGAGCAAAAATAATAGATACTTTAAATAAAGTATTTATAATAAAAGAACTATCTCCTTCTAAATTAGAATTAAAATGTGAATTTATATCAGACCAAATAGGTAATGCTAATATAGAAAAACATATTGGTGATTTTACAAGAGGATTAGCATCAACTAATTTTTTTAGAGATTTTACTTTAAATTTTGGAGAAAATAATAATGTTTTAGCAACAAATATTATATACCAAGAGGGAGAAATAGGTATTAAATTATATGAACCTTTACCTTTAGACTTAGAAGTAGGTGAAAAGTTTAGAATAGTAGAAGATATAGTAGAACCAATAGAATTTTCTATAGATTTAGGGGAACCTGATTTACCAGAGTTTGGTATTGATATAAAAGGACCTAATTTTAGAATAGATACACGTTTAAATGATTCTATACCTTCTAAATATAAAAATTTTAATGACTTTGTCTCTAATACAAATTCATCTTCTTTATACACAGTATTAAATCATTTAAGTGGGAGTATAGAATTATCTATAGATTATACAAATACATCTACAGGATCTTTAGAAACAGGATTCCATTTTGAAAATTTTACACATTTTGGTAGTGCTGAAGAAAGATTAAAAAACTTTAAATATAAGTTAGAACTATTAGAATTATACCAAAGACAAATAGATGAAATAAATACAATCCAAGGTAGTATATCAGGTTCTGCTACAGTTACAGGTAATAAAAATTTAATTGAATCTAAAATATCAAAAATAAAAAGTAATTTTGATAATTATGAAAGATTTTTATATTATGAATTTCATCCATATGCATGGCCTAAAGTACCTGATTTTGGTATAGGAACTCTACAAGTAACAGGTTCTACTTTACAACCAGATTCTTATTGGCTTCAAGTAGGATTATCTGACTGTGAAGTATTTCTTAAACCTTATAATTTAAGACCTACTACTTCCTCAGAAGCAGTTGAATGGTTTGGAAGTACAAATGAATTAAATATAGATTATGGAGGACAAATATTATCTGCTTCTAGATTTGATGGAGCTAATAAACATAGTTTAATTAGAACAATACCTGAGCATATTGCCGAAAGAGAAGAAAATGAAAATTATGTAACCTTTACAAATATGGTTGGTCATTATTTTGACCAAATATGGTTATATATAGACCACATTACAGAAATTAGAAATGCTAATAGTTCTCTTAAAAAAGGTATTTCAAAAGATTTAGTATTTACTGCTTTAAGCAGTTTAGGAATAAAAGCTTTTGATCAATTTGAAAATGAAGAATTATTTGAATATATAATAGGAACTTCTGCAAATAAGGCTGGTTCTTTTGGGACATATCAAGCCCCTGAAGGACAAACTATGATAACTTCTTCTTTAGTAACATGTGATAATGGAGGTAGTTCAATGCCTAAAGGAGATATTACAAAAGAAGTTTGGAAAAGATTATATCATAATTTACCTTATCTTTTAAAAACAAAAGGAACAGAAAGAGGAATAAAAGCTCTTATGAATTGTTATGGGGTTCCTGAAACTATATTAAATATAAAAGAATATGGAGGACCTACAACAGATGAAACTACTTATAAAACATTTAATTATGAAAAATTCTCAAGAGCCCTAGCGGGAAGTTCAGATTTAGAAGGATATTTCATAAAAGCACCATGGGCATCTTCTTCTTCTTTATTCACAGGAACAGTAGAAAGTAAACCAAATAGATCAGAGGGTAAAATAATATTTTCTATAGGAGCTGTAAAAGATTTATTTAATGCACCTTTTCCTAAAACAGTAGAATTAACAGCCACAGATTTATCTGTTCATACTTTTACTTCTAATTATGATTTTATATTACATGGAGAAAGTGGTTTAGAAACAGCTCAAAGTCTAGCAGGAGCTATAGACGCACATACATTATTTTCAGCTTCTGTTTTTGTAAGAGAAGATTTATATGATCCTGCTCATGAAAAATACAATTTAGATATTGAAATAATGATAACCCAACATCTACAAGGTATAGATGGTAATACAGAAATAAAAGGTACATTATTTGAAGATACATTAACTCCAGCTTGTGGTAACCCACAACAATTTCCTGAAGTTGAATTTTTAACAAAAGTAGATTTTAATGCAGGAGGAGGAACAAACAATTCAACATCAATTACAACAGTTATACCTGGTATTAATACATGTTCAAGTAAAACATTAATAGAAAACGGAATAGCAGCAGATGGATCAGGTAATCTAATAAATAATGGATTATTTCAGGATGAAGCAGAATTTATGGATTTTGTTACAGACGTAACAAATGGATATACTGATATAGATATCTCTTTATATAGTTTTGAATCACTAACTCCGTCAGCTATTCCTTTATATTTAGGGGAATTTCAATGTAAAGGAATAAATGATTATGGTTTATTTGTTATAGAATGTTTTAAAGCAGATGATTGTGTAAATATAAAAACAATAGTAACTCCAACAACAGTTTCTCCAGGAACAACAGCAGTAGGTACAATAACTATTCCTAATACAGTTGGGGGAAATAATAGTTTATATAATGGAGAAACAGTAATATTAACATCAGCAGATGGTACTGCTCATACTTTTACTTTAACAGGAGGAGGTTCAGTAAATTCAATAGGTCAAGATCTTACAAATGCAATAAATGCCAACCCCAATTTTAATGCTATAAATTTAGACTCAGTCCCTCAAAGAGATGGATATGCATTAGAAATAACAACAGTAGTAACAGGATCTAATACTAACAATCCTATACAAGGTTCTGCCCTTAATATGGGGGGAGATGCCGCATTTATGTCTATAACAGCAAGTGGGCTTATAGGGGGTACAGACTCAACAGGAGGAGAAATAGTAACAACATCTAATAATTCTTGTAGTGCAGTTTTAGACTTCTATGTAGATGGTGCTAATTTATCTTTTAGTGTTACTACTACACAATTTACAGATTATATAGTTCAAGGATCTACTGGAGATTCTACTTATGATAATTATTTAGCCCAAGCAATTCCTTATGCAGCAGGCACACACATTTATGATGGAAGTGCTTACGTAACTTCCGATGGTAATGCCTACAACTATGGTCCTACTAATAGTGATTATGTTTTTTCACATCCTAATAACCAAATTTTTGTAACTAGTACAACTATTCAGGCATCAAATAAACAAGGTTATTTAGATCCAAGCGAAATTTTAAATTATTGTAGTTCTAATTGTAGTGATGTGTCAAGCACAAGTGACGCGTGTTATACCAATTATACCACGTTTATTAACGCGTTAAATGCTGATGGTATAATAAATTCAAACATACCAGGAATAAATGTAGATACAAAATGGTCTGAATTAAAAGCATCAGATATTATAACTCATTTTCCTGCATCTTCATCTTGTGGGTGTAATGAATTTACAACAGGTACTATTACTACATCAAATGTTTTAACTCAATTACCAACAGTTAATTCTAGTATACCTTTAGGACAAGGAGCACAAAATTCTAATTATGGAAAGTTTGGAGTAAAATTTTATTCAGATACTACAACAACTACTACATATAATATTGATCAGTCAAACACTTATTTTGGGGGTACTAGTCAAAATGATGGAAGGTTAAATAATATAGGAGTTTGGGATGGAACTAATCCATGGTTAGGAAATAACACTTTAATGAATCCTACAAACCAATGGATAGGATTTTCAAAATGTATAAATGTACCTGCTGATGGAGAATATTTAATAGGTCTAGCAGGAGATAATAGAATAAGATTTGCTGTAAATGGTGAAATGTTAATTGAAAAAGATACAAGTTCAACTAGTAATTTTAATTATTGGTGGGTTTATAAAGTAAATTTAATAGCAGGAGATAACACAATAGTTTTAGAAGGAAAAAATGATGAAAATGTAGCATCCTTTGGATGTGATATAGTAGGACCTTTCCCAATAGGTACTTTTAATTCAGATGCTGATTTTCAAAACATAGATAATAATGGTATTACATTAAATGGCATAACATACACTGATTTAGAAGACGCTTATAAAAACAATATCATATTTACTAGTGATCCAGGTCCTAATCAACTTACACCTTATGTTGATTTTACTATAGGTAGTGGAGACACAGATTATTGGCAAGTAGATGGTCCAAACCAAATGACCATTAAAAATAATTATCCAACTAGTACAAACACTAACGATCCTGCTTATCCTAATTGGAGAAGATGGATAAATTCTTTTCATAATTTAGTTATTGGATGTGAATATACTATAAATTATACAATTAGTAATGATGGTTCAAATTCTAGTAAAGGACTTTTACTTTTTGATAGAAATCCAAATAACAATTGGGGAGGAACTACTACTACTCTAGGTAGCTGTTATATTGAGGAGATGTTTAATGGAGGAACTAATTGCAACAATGATACATTTAATGTTACTTTTACAGCAACTGACTTACATACACCAGGTGTAGTAGATCAAGGAGGAGTGCATTTTTATAGCACTCTAGGAACAGAACAATTTGACCAAGCTGACGTAACAATTACTATTAATTCTATTACAAGCACAACATGTGGGGGAGGAGAATTTAATACACAAACAAATGAATGTCCAGAAGGTTATTTATTTAATGAGTGTACTGGACTTTGTGAAAAAACAGAAATAACAACTACAACAGGCTCTTGTGATGGAATGGTTATTAATCCAGAAGGAAATGGATCATTTGAAACATCAGCAGATTTTGTAGATTATTTTACTGATTTTGATAATGGTTTTTATGGTCAAAATATAGATGATTACTATTTTGAATCAGACGAACCTTTACCTTGGGGAACTTTTGTAGAAGATCAATGTATAGGATCTAATGGTTTACCTATTAGAAGAGTTGTTGGTTTTAGAAAAGACCAATCTATATTACCTTTAGACACTGTTTTATATACTAATTATCAAACATTTGTAAATCAATTAAATGTAGATGGGCATGGTATTGAAACACCTCCTACTAATTTTTCAAATTTAACAGCAGCATTAATTACAGGATCTTTTGAAGGATCTTGCCAACATAAAACTTTAATAACAAATCCATTAACATCTGATGGTAGTTTTCCTACTCCTGGATCCGGAAATACAGGTATGGTTGATTTCTTAGAATATTATTCTGAACAAACAAATAATATACAAAATATAGCAGTAGATGGATTTAAATTTCCTGTTGACCCAGATAGTTTAACCCAAACATTCCAAGAAACTTGCCCTTTAGATGCAACAATATACTGTTTTTATGATGGTACTTCAATGACAGCAACAGTATTCCAAAATGTAGTAGAAACTGTGGAAAATTGGGTAGCAGAACAAGGAGCTAATTTTACAGGTACTGTTTATCATATGGTTAATTCTTATGAAAGATGGTTAGATTGTGCTAGATTACCTTTTACAAATATTGGAGATCACTTACAAAATGGTGGTTTTGGTTCTATTACTACTATTCATAGTGATAATGATAATATATCAAAACAAGCAGGTGTATCAGGTTATTGGAATTCTAATCAAAGTAACATTACAGGAGGTGAAAAAGCCTTTGGGGGGAGTCATATATGGCATAAACTTGTCAAAAATGGAACAGGTAATACTAGATCTAAAGAAATATATCAATTTGTTGAAACTGGAACAATAGTAATTCAGGGACAAGTAGTTCCTGTAAAATCAGTTATTAATGATGGTAATGGAATGTATGATGATGAAGTACCTAACTCAGCAGGATCATTTGGGGGAACATCATGGACTTGGAGAGGACCTGCCCCATCATTACAAAATGCAACAGATAAAGCTTTAGTATTTAATTTTTATGATGAATCTTCAGAAACATCTAATAGTGGAAAAAGACAATACCACCAATCATCTACTTCAACAAATCCAACATTTGGTAATGTAGGTTTAACACAAGCTAAAATACAAGATGGTACTAGTCAAGGTCAAAAAGATTGGAGAGTAGATTATGAATTATTTATTAAAACCTATTTTGAAAACATAGACAGAACAGCAAATGAATATGAAAATCAAGGAGATTTAATTAATTTTATGTATCCTTCTGCTCCTGAAGGTTTAAGCCTTTCAGATCCCTCATCTAATAGATATTTAGGAGTAGATGGCACAACTGTTTTTCAAACTACACAATTAGCTTTTCCTTTACATGTATGGAGTTCTATACTAACGGGTAGTGCAGCTAACCCAGGTATGTTAGAAACAGGCCATGAGTACTTATCAACTACTCCACCTGCTAATAATGCTATATATCTTAATGCATTAGATAGTAGTGGTGGGTCTAACACAAACCCTTATGCTATTTCAAGTTGGCAAAATGAAACAAGTTTCTCACCTCCTACAGGATATGATCCACAATATGGGTATGGTGGTTTACAAAATTATGGGTGGGTTGTAACTTCTGAAGCAGTCCAAGAAAATGCATTTACTGGTATTGAATTTGAAAATGCTTTAGGAAAAGTTTTAAGTGAAACTTTATGTGCAGATTATTCAGTAACACAATATACTGATCCAAATATATGTTTAGATGAAAATGGAAACATGTTATTTACTGTTGATGAGTTTTTTATGAATCCTTCAATTAGTTCAACTTCTTTTTCAAAATACACAGATTATATAACAGAAGGTCAAAATTTAGGATATGCTTTAACTTTAGGAGATACAAGATTAGAATCTCAAATAGAAGGTCCTATAGCAGTAGATGAATGTATATGTGCAGATGTTTGTCCTAATAATTTAGTACTTAATAATAATACAATTATATCTATAACTGGATCTAGTTTTGACCAAGGTAATGAACCTTTTATTGTAGGAGATTCTCTTATACAATCAAATAATTCTGGGTGTACTTTAACTGTAACTTCAATAGATTATACTTCTAATTCTATAATAGTAGAAGTAACTAATGGAATTTTAAACTTTACAGATCCTTTAATATCAACAACTACGGGAATTCAATATTTTCCTGATTCAACTACAGGTGAATTTACCATCCCTCAACCACAAGGAGTATTTTCAAATTATAATGAATACATGCAATTTATTTCTGATTCTGCAAATGGTTTTGCAGCATCAAATTTAAATACTTTAAAATTTCAATTAGTAGATCAATCATTCCAAGAAATAACAACGGAAGAAGAAGACTGTTCTGTTAATGCAGATTTATATGTGTTTTATGATAATACTTCAATGGGGAATGCTGCTAAAGTAACAGCATTTAATGCTGTAAATGATTGGGTTTTAGATTTACAACAAAACCAAGGATATAATAAAACTGTTTATCATATATTTGCAACAAGAGAAAGATGGTTAAAATGGGGAACTGGAATGTTAGAAGGTTTTGGAGATACTACTAAGTATTATAATGGTGGTGGAAATCTTAGTAATGCCCATTATAAAATCGAACCAACATTAGCTTTAATGGAGGCAGATCCAACTGTAAATGTATATAGTGGTACATGGGCATCTTCTAATACTTTATCAACATTAGGACCTCCAACAGGAGACGTTTTAGCTATTTGTTTTATAGATGAATCTGATAATAGATATGTTAATGATTGGACAGAGGGACCTATAGGAAATTTAACTACTAATCCTAATGTTAATACTATTGATTATTTGGATCCTCTATTTGGTGATGATGAACCTAAAAGTACAAGTTTTGATTCTTTCCAAGATGATTGGACTGAATATACAACTCTTTACAACAATTATACAACAGGAAATGTAGCATGTTTCATGTATCCAACTCCTAATGAAAGTGCCCCTAAGAATTTTACTTCTTTATATTCACAAACAATATTATCAGCACTAGCATCAATAACTAGTGGAGATAATAATGATGGAAGATTAGCTAATCCCCCATCTACAATTATGAGTTTTGGTGTTCCTGGAACTGTAGATACACTTAATGGTGGTATTTATGCAGGACTTGTAGCTCCATGGGGTGGGACAGTTACTTACAACGCATTAAAAACTACAAACCCTTATTTTGATCAAGGATTTGGGGAATTAGATAAATATGGTTGGGGAATTAATGTATCTTTCCCAAATATGTCTTCAACACAATTAGCTGTAGATCTTGATGAATTTGTATCTACTTCAGATTTATGCATAACAGAAACAATAACAGAAGTAGAAGTAAATATATTATGTACAGGTTCTACTTCAACAGAAATAAACCAATATGGTTTATATACAGTTGAAGGATTTTATCAAAATGCTTTAATAGATCCTTCATCAACAACTAATCAATATTCATCCGATTCTACTTTTTATGGAAGTTGGAGTACTTTTTTAAATCAAAAAATCCAAGAAGATGGATTAACAGGTATTGATTTTTTAAATAATAATGGAGCTAGCATAAGTACATATACTACATGGAATCAATTATCAAGCTCAGTAGCAACATTAAGCACACCTGGAGTAATAACCACAACAACTCCTGGTACACCTATTAATATATTTGACGCACAATCTCAAATATTTAATAATAGTGCTGCTGGATCAAATGTAATAGGAAACGCAACACAACAATTAAATTGGTTAATAGATAATGGACATGGACAAAACTTAAATGGATATTATTTTACAAATGATACTTTAGATGAAACATTAGCACCTTATAATAATTGTACAGGTGAAAATTTACCAGCAGGAGGAGGAGTATATTGTTTTGTAACTGATTTTACTTTCACATCATTACCTTCTTTAACCTTCTCAAGTGCAGGAGGTACTTATACTAATTGGCATACATTTATTGATACTTTAAATAGTTTAAGTTTCACAACTATCCCAGGTACAACAGTTCAAAATTATACTGAACCTTGTAATTCAGGAACGTGGTCAAATATAACAGGCAATACAAATGAAACACAATCAATGTTTTATGAAATATTTGAATCTACTACCTCTCCTGCAGGAACAGTTGCTTCTCATACTCAATGGTTAATTGATAATGCTCCTAGTCAGACAGCAGCAAATTATTTCTTTGAAGATACAACATCACCTATTGCAGGACATTCATGTGCTACAAATGCACAAAGATATATTAAAGAATTCCAATTAGTTTGTCAATCTTTTTTAGACACAGGAACAACCCAGTTTGCTCAAAATGGGTATTTTGGAACTATAATGACTCAACCCCAAAATGGAACTCCTAATCAAGCATCACCAACAGCTCAAGATTGGGATGGTTTCCTAGGTCATTTAAATGCAGCTTGTAATGCTGAAGGCGATGCAAATCAGTTTGATAATACAATGACTTTAGCCCAAGTATTAAATACAATTAATACTTTAGAAAGTAACCATCCAAGATATGAGGGAACAATAGTTAGATATTCAATTGAAACAAAAGTAGAAACTTGTCCTTGTAATGAAACAACAACAGGATCAACACAACAACAAGTAGATATATTTACTTATCAAGATGACATAACAGATATATTAAATTATTTTAATTCTACTTTAGAAATAACTTATAGCGCTAATATTATAGTTAATTACCAAGCAGCTAATTGTGAAGATATACCTGGAGATCCTATAGTAACGGAAGAAACACAAAGTACAGCAGGAAATATACCATTATATGGACAAATAGACGGAGGAGCTTGTGTTTGTATTCCTGAAACAACGGGAGGAGAATCATTAGATGGAGACATAGAATTTGAATCATGCATTTGTTGTCCTGAATCATCGTCTATAGAAGTAGGATGTTTAGTAGCAGGAGAAGTATCTAGTAGTAGATGTGAATGTTCAGCAGATACTTATGAAACAATTATTAATTTTGTTTCTGCTAGTACTTTCGATATAATTCCTTCAAGTTCTGCTAAAATGGTAGAATTTAGAATTAAACCCCACAGATTAGACAAACCAGAATATTCATCTTTAGAAGCATGTTGTGATCCTGTTATAACAATACCAACAGCTTCACATTTATTTAGTTTATATAATGAATCACAACCACAAACAACTCCTCACTTAATATTAAGACCATACACAGGTAGTGATGTTTCTTCTTCGGATGATTTTAGAAACTTTGGTTCATTAGATTTATATAAAAATGGATCAGTAGTAGGAAGTACAGATATATTCCCTGTTTATAATGGAGCCTTTTGGAATATATTTATAGGAACAAAAGGAGAATCAGGAAGTAATAGTGAAGTATATTTTGGAGCGTATCAATCTAATTTCTTAGGTCATGTTACCCATCTAACAGCTTCAGCTACTTTTAGTGAATATGAAAGAGCAGCATCTTTTGGAGATACCGCTTATAATTTAGCTAATAATACACTTCCAGCATCAACAGCATATTTTTGTGGGGTTCCTACTAATAGTAATACAAGTGGTAGTGTAAATAGTTTTACATATTCAGGATCTTTACAAGAAATTAAATACCATGTTAAAGATTTCTTAACACATGATACTCTTACTAAACATGCTTTAGATCCTTTCCAATATGCAGGTAATACTGTTAGTTCATCTTGGGAAAATGTTCATTTAAGATTACCTTTAGGAAGTAATAATAAAGTAGATTCTGCTTCTTATAATAATAATGGGTTAGGAATAATTCAAAATTTCAATCCACATCCATTATTTAGTTTATATGAATCTTCAAGTATATCTAGTTCTATTACAAGTCAATCATTTAATGAAGTATATGAAACTCATAGACATTTAACACCAGACACTGTAGGTATTTCTACTACAAGTGAAAAAGTCAGAATAGATTCGGGATCTATAGATAGAAGTATATTATCTTTTGATATAAAAACAGAAACATCTACATTAGACAGACAACCTTTAGATTATAATGATTTAGGAGTATTTTTCTCACCACAAGCAGAAATAAATGAAGATATTGTTTATACTTTAGGAGCATTTAGAATGGATGATTATATAGGAGATCCAACACACCAAAGTTTAGCAGAATATCCAGATTTAGAAGAATTAAAATTAAAATACTTTAAAAAATATTTAAACAGCTATAGACAAAATTTCTTTGATTATATAAAATTAATTCAATATATAGATCATACTTTATTTAAAATGGTAGAACAATTTGTTCCAGCAAAAGCTAATTTAAAAACTGGTTTATTAATTGAACCACATTATTTAGAAAGACAAAAATTTGCAAGACAAATACCAACATTTGAAAGATTAGAAAAAGAAGCTCATCTTTTACCTTATTTAGATTTAGAAGGAGAAGTTAAACACTACGAAGCATGTATTAATATATCAGATAAAGTAAATGAAAATTATTTCCCTTGGATGGGAGCTCTAACAGCAAGTGATAATTTATACATGAGTCAAAGCAAATATGCTTCAGATGAATGTAATCCTTATATTACTTTATATGACAATTTTGATCCATTATATGGTAATTATGTAGATTGTATAGTTAGTAAAGAATACTATTATGTATCTAAACCACCACAATTTAATTTTGGTAATGATCCTACAAACCCAGGTATAAATCCTACGGTAGGAATAAATCCAGTTAATCCCTCAAAAGGATCAGGACTTGGTGTATCAATAAAAGGTACTCAAACTGTTAGCGTTCAAAAATCATCAACAACAACAACTAGTGGGGGAAGTGGAGGAAGTAGTTATAGTAGTTAATAAAAATATATATGTATATAAAACAATAATAAATGGCACAGGTACCACAAAACGTATGGAATAATAGTTGGGGAAGCCAAACTAATAGAGAATCAACACCTCCTGCGGGGTGGAGTTGGGATTTTGGTAAAAATTATTGGGAATACACAGGTGTAATCCCTCCTACTCCTACTACACCTACAAATACAACAATATATCAAACATCTTCTATAGATTGCTTCCCTGATGTAATTGTTAATACAACAGGAGATCCAGTCAACCCTCCAACAGGAGATCCTGTTCATATACCAGGTACTTCTCCAGGAAAAACTACACCTACACCCCCAGCACCACCAGCTAATCCTAGTGTACAACCTGTACCTACATTTGGTAAATTTTATAATGTATGTTTTAATGATGGTCTTTTAAATCAAAAAGGTTGGACTAGAGCAAGATGGGAAGGATCCAAATTAAGATCTTTATATTACAATGAATATACAGATGAAATGGATGAAGGAAAAGAAATAGGTCCTATTCAAAATCCTAATTTAGATACCAGTATAGATGGATTACAATTTATATTAACTTCTTCTTTTAATGTAACTTTAAATAACACATATAAAGTAGGTAATCCTTTTGAAAAAAGAATAGATAATGGTATTGCAACAACATTATTTGGAATAACTCAAAGATCTTGTCAATGGCAATCAGAATTTAAAGATTATGCAGGTAGAGAACAATACCCACCAAAATCTTGTGGACCCGGAGGAGCAACTACTGCTGCAGGAACAGATCAAACTTATCAAAAAGCAAATAAATCTTTACCTTATCCACCTTTTGGACCTAAAATATATGATGTACCTTTAGTACCAACTTCTTTTTACAAAATAAACTCATATACTCAAGAACCAGAAAAAATAGAAAGAAAACAATCTACTTTTGACTTAATTCCTACTCATATAAAATTAAACCCAATAGATCCTAAAGGATTAAATGGGGGTCCTTTCTTTTTAGGAATAGATCCAGGACAAAATGAACAGGTAACAGGAAATAATAGATTATCTTCAGAATATCAAATTAGATATGAAGAAAGAGAATATGTTCATCAAGGTCCTTTTAGTTATGTAGACATAGATGGAACTCCAGTAAATGGTGTTGCTCAACTTAATATTGATTCAACATGGGGTTATAATCAAACTTTTGTTTCTAGATCAGCAATTATTCCTGAAAGAGAATCAGATGGAGATTTAACTTATGGCAAAACACCAGTAATTGAAAATTATTCAAATGCAGTATTCTTTGGAAATACAGTGTATGGTTATCAACAAAGTGATGTATTCCCAGGACCAGGTCCTGATTTTTCATACCTTAAATTAGAAAAAGCTTATATATTTAATTCTACTGATGATTCCTTCTTTGTACAAGAAATAAAATCAGAAGGAGAAGACAGAACATTCCAAAATTTAATGCAGTCTACTTTTCCTTGGTCTACAGATTTTAGAATGAAATTATTAGATTATGATCAAGAAAATAATTTAAGATCAAGTTATGGTGTACATTGGAATAGAGGATACTTTTCAGAAATAGCATCTTACACAACAGAATCAGCTCATCATACATCCTCAGGACATTATCCAGGAACAGGAAGAAACTTTGAATTAAACGGAGGAAGTTATCTATCAAGTACTGGACATGGTCATGTTGGTACCTCTAATCCAGCTTTATTCCCTCATGGAAGTTCTGAAAAAATAAATGAGGGAGCTCAATTTAGAAAAGCTCCAGTTGATGCTAATGATGGTGGTTATTATTATTTAGCTAGTGATATTGGAGGAGGAGAAGGTGGTTTCTTTTCTGGAGGTTTTAAAAGAGCAGGTATGGATTTTGGAAGAAATGAATTAGATTTTCCTAAACACCAAGAAAAAGGAATTGAGGGTAGTTGGAATTCAGGTCCAGGAGTAAGTAACTTTTTTGGATTAGATCCATTACCAGGAGGTATGAGATATTATACTTTTAAATTTCTTCCAGTACATAGACCAGTAGGAGGTATGTCTGCAGATAGTTCTAATACTAAAATGTTAGGAAGAGTATTATCAGGAACATTTGAAATAAATGACAAAAACCCATCAGCAGATTGGTGGTTTGGTAAAGGAGGAGAAAAAAATATAAAGTGGGTATCTGAAAGTTGTGCTGGAGATGTTACATCAAGTATGAAAATATTTATGGATGAATGCCATAAACAAGATGATTTATATATTTTAACACTTAATGAAGCTAAATTTGTTGATAAATCATTTAATCAAAGTTTTCATAGAGAAGACCACCCTTACTTAGAGCGTAGAGATGGAAACGTACCAGGATATCCTGGAACTCCTTCTTTAAATTATGCAGATGCAACTTCAGGAGATCCATCTAACGTAGGGAGTTATAGTTATTATTTAAATTATGTTAGACCTTTAGTTACTTTTGGAAGCATGATGTATTCTAATACACCCGAAAAAGTAGGAGTAAGAAACGCACATAATTTATTAGCCGGAATGGGGGATGCAGCAGAAATAGGAATGGGATGGTATGATTATTCTGAACCAGCAGTGTCTTGGTCTTTAGCTAATCCAATTAATCCTGATACAGGTAATCCTTGGACTAAACAAGACACAAATAGACCAGATTATCAGGGAATAATGAGTGGATATGGTCCCATAGGTGGATTATATGCAGGGGGTATTAATGCTCCTAGATTTATGAATGGATCTCCTTTTGTAGAAGTAGGAGATACTAGTGGAATACAATTTATAAATGATGGAAATGGGGGACAAAACGATCCTAATGGGACAGGAGGTACAAATGGAAGTTGGGTATATAATAGTGCAGCTGTTTGGACAGCTTACATGTATGGAAATAATTATAGACATTTTTACACAGGAACTAAATATATAGACTTTAGAGAAAGAAAAGGATGGCCAGGTTTAAATAAATGGACTATTTCTAAATCAGAAGAAAAACCAAATTTTATATTAACAGACATAAATAAGGGAGTAGACCTACCACAGGGCGTAGGCCAAAAAGGATTTATACTTATACCCGATACTTTAAATCCTAGAATTAAAGCAAATTTAGATTACTATTTAAGTAAAGCAGGTTTAATTGAAAAAGAAAAAGCACCAAAATATAAAGATAGATCAATTAAAAAAGGAACTTATTTACCCCCTAGAGTAAAATTAAAGAAAAGAAAAAGAAGAGGATGGTTTTACAAATTAAAAAGAAGAATAAAGGGTAAAGATTATTAAGAAACAAAAAAACATTATATTTATAATAAACAATAAAAACAATGGGATATTTAGACAACACACAAGTTATAGTAGACGCAGTCTTAACTAAAAGAGGACGCGAATTATTAGCTAGAAATGATGGTTCTTTCAGAGTAACACAATTTGCATTAGCAGATGATGAAATAGATTATTCATTATTTAATGAATTTCATCCTAACGGATCACAATTTGCGGGAGAAGCTATTGAAAATGGAACATTATTAGAAGCATTTCCAGATGAAAACAACATTATGGTTCATAAATTAGTTACTTTACCAAGAGGAACAACTAAATTACCTATTGTAACAGCTAATGTGTCTAAAATTCAATTATCTCTTGGTTCAACAACAAATGTGAATCCAACTACTCTTAATTTTGGAGGTGTAGCTAATCTAAAAGAACCTTCAGGGTATATGGCTACAATTGCAGATAGAAGATTAATGCAATCATTTGTAGGAGTAGGACAAAAAGGAAAAGTAACAAGAAGAAGACCATTTAGTGATTCTGCTTTAAGTGAAACTATGAAGGGTATGTCTTTTACTTTAAGTGCTATTAATAGTACATCATTATTTGGATCTAATACAAAATTATCTACTACTATTACTATAGAAGGTATTGATTCTGGAGCTAGAACAACAATTCCAGTTGAAATTTCAAAAGAAGTAATAGCAACCAAAGGAAGTCAAGGAGAAACAGGAATATTCCTTAAATAAAATAATAAAGAATGTCAACATTAATAAGATTTAATTCAGAAGATATAGTAATTGATACTAAAAGAATATCAACCTCAACATGGGCTGATAACACAAATAATTTAGGAACAGCTTTTACATCCTCTATGCAATCAGACCAAACATTACCTTCATCCCAAGGTAATTTTTTCATGGATGTTTATAACATGCATACAGGATCTATTTCTAGTTCAAAAGAATACTCAATAGCATATGGTCACAGAGATGGTTCAGGATCTTTAGATTTTACAAATGACACAGGATCATTTGGTTATAGTGCTACTAAATGGAATTACAGCCATTATAGACAATTAGTTTTTGGAGATGAATTACAAGAATTTAATTTCAATGGTTTTACACCACAAGATGTTTGGGTAATTAATATTGAAAGAAAAAATTATAAACAAAATTTAAAACCAGGAACACTTAATTTATTTTTAGGAGAATCAGACACAGGAGCATTAATTCAATTAACTGATAATAGTGTTACAACTACAGGTTCAGCAAAAATGACTATGTGTGGAAGACAATATGATATAGTTTCGGGTTCAAGTGGCCAAGCAATATCCCCACAAAAAAGTAACCTATCAGCAGGAATAGGAAATGAACAATTAGGATCTTATGGTTTCTTTTATCCTGATGCTGGTTTTATTGTTTTAAATCCTTCAGCTTTATCAGCTAATTTAGGAGGAAGTACAAATGCAAATTTCACAACAAATTTAACCCCTAACCATACTATAAATTCACCTGGTTTTAATATTCATAAGCTATTAAATGCTATTCAATATGGATCTAACTTTATTTGTGATAGTGAAGAAAAAGTTACCTCTCAATATTATTTTACAAGAGTTAAAAACAGCGAATTTAATTATACAACAAATCCCTCTTTTATAGATACTCAAGGAAATCTAAGATTCCAATCTATGGCAGACCAACCAACAGTATATATTACAACAGTTGGTTTATATAATGAAAATGGGGATTTATTAGCTGTAGCTAAATTAAGTAAACCACTAGCAAAAGATTTTACAAAAGAAAGCTTAATAAAAGTAAAAATTGACTACTAAAAATGATATCCGATGTTTGTATACAAGAAATTAAAGGCATCAGATATAGCGGTTGTACCCTTTAATGCACATAAACAGTACACTTATACCTTAAAAGGTAAATCTGACTCTATAAAACACACTTATTTTGTAACAGCTTCATGGAGCCAAAGTGCAAAAGAAGAATATGGAGCTTCAACTTGTGCTCATAAACAACTAGAACATTTATATTATGGGGATTATCCCGTAGATGTAGCTAATAAATTTGGTAATGTTCATTATTTAAAACAACATAGACAATTAGATGAAGAAGTTTATGTTTATTCTATACCCCAAAACATGTATGGAGTTCAAATTAAACAAAAATCTCTACAATTAGAAACAATAACTAAAGTAAAAGATTTTAGAGCAACAGCTAGTTTAGGAAATAAAATACAACTAACAGGTAGATTTATAGATGATGGTTTAGGTAATATAATTCATTTAGAAACAAATTTAGGATCAGGATCACAAGCATTTACTACAGAATCTTTTCCTAATTCTTTAACTTATAACTATCCAGAATATTTCAAAGATGATAGAATTTTTTATCTTAACCCTATAAATTCATATAGATTTTTAGATTTAACTAAAACAAAACATGGTGAGCATATACCAGATTATACTACACATTCAATACATTATGATCCTAAAGGTTTAGGATTATTTTCTACTTTACCAGAATTTGATAGTGCAGGATGTAAAGTACCAGCATACAGTATGGAAGATGTATATGAAGATAGTTACTATCATGGATTAGTAGATTATAATAATATTAGATTTACTAAATATCCCTATTTTCCTAATTATAGACTTATCCCTCATTCTCACTCAATTAGTGAAATAATATTAGGAAACCAAACAGATTATACTCATCATACATTTATGGATTTTCATTGTCAAACTCCTCATTCTTTAAATGTATTAAAAAGAAACGACCCAGGAATAGTAGCAGGTCATGGAAAAAAAGGAGGAAGTTATTTAAGATCTCCTCATAATGAAAAGTTTGATTTTAATCCAGGAGATGATTTTACTATTACATTTAATTTAAAACCTGCTCCTTTTAAATGTGATGGAAATGTTTCAAGTTCTGAATTTCATATAATAGGAAAAAGCAAAACAAAAACAGTAAATGCATCTTCTTTAGAAGCTAAAGCAATAAAAGCATTAAATTTAAATGTATCAGGAGCAAATCAAGAAGTAGAAATAGAATCTGAACCTCAATATCCTTTTGAAATATTTTTATCAGGATCTAATGAAGGATGTACTACCCAACAAGTAGCAACTTCTCCTATTACAACATCAAGTATATCTTGTACGGGGGGAATAGCAGTAGCTATTGCTTCACCTCCTAGTCCATGGTTATCAGGATATGGAAATCAATTTAATAGAGAAACACAAGCACCTTCTGGGTGGGTTTGGAATAATACTTTAGGTCAGTATACTAATAGTACTCCAGGATCAATTACATTACAATCAATATCAAATCAAGATCTATTTGATTATTTCACCTCAGATACTTCTACAACACCACCATTATCTACTTTAGGAATACCCGGAAATACATTCACGGATAATAATGGGGTTTTAAATGGACCTGTTTCTACTTTATACCCCACTAATATAGGAACACCACCAACTACAGGAGATATTTTATTAGGATTTTTAGATAATTCTAGTCATCCTAGTATCCCATCAACATCAACAATCCCCGGGTGGAATTCAGATCCAGTTAAAAATTATCATGGTGTAGATTATTTAACAGCACAACAGTTTATAGATAGTATATCCAATAATTGCACAAGTGTATCAAGTTTAATAGCATCTGGTCAAAGCAGAACAGTAACACAAAATAATTCAACATATAATTCTTTATGTTTTAGAAGAAGTAATGGATTAGATCCAGTTACTGTTTCAACAGGACCTTTAACAGTGGGAACGGGTTCTATTTATAATGTAGTATGCCAATATTCACAATCAGTAATGAGTATATATGTGGATGGAGTATTACAAGTATCAGAATTAGAATCTATTAAATCGGGATCTATATGTGGTAAAGAATTAGGAATAACTCAAAATAAATCTAACATGTATATAGGATGTCAAGGAGGAATACAAAACTTCTACACAGGATCCTTACAAAACATTGCAATTTATCCTAGAGCTTTAAAAAATAGTGAAATAGAAGAAAATTATTATGAATCAAAATATATAGGTACTCCTATAGTAGGTAATATATTTTATAGTATGGGATTAATTACTATTACAAATCCCCATTATTTCCATCATTTTAAACATCATAATATAACTTCATCTATTTCTTTTAAAAACACTCTACCTTTAGTTGAAAATGAATACCAATGTACTGCAGACGAACAAGAATATAATTTTACAAATAATGTTTCGGCTAGATGTATAACAAATGAAGAGCACGAAAATATAGCAAATTTTGCTACAGGTTCTATTTGGAATCCTTACGTAACTACTATTGGTTTATATGATGATAATTATGAATTATTAGTGGTTGGTAAATTAGGACAACCTGTTAGAATGTCAGATGAAACTGACACAACTTTCATACTTCGCTGGGATACCTAAAATCTCTTTCATACATTAATTGTTATGTGGTATTATATAGGAAAACAAATTAATGAAATAACTGACCTCCCAGAAGGAGCATTCGGTTTTATTTACCAAACAACTCATGTCCCAACAGGAAAGAAGTACATTGGTAAAAAATCTTTTATTTATAATTTAAAGAAAAAATTAGGTAAAAAAGAAAAAGCACTTTGGGAAGGAAAAGGCCGTCCTCCCATGTACAAACAGGTACAAAAGGAAAGCGATTGGAAAACTTACTATGGTTCTCATAGTTTTATAAAAGACGCAAATAAAGAAGATCTAGAAAGAAACATCTTACAAGTGGCTTTTAATAAAAAACAACTTACATATTTAGAATGTAAATATCAATTTATATTAGAAGTTTTAGAAACACCTAAATTTCTTAATGATAATATATTAGGTAAGTTTTATGATAAAGATTTTAAAACATGGAAATAAAAGAAATAAGTAGAATAGAAAATAAAAGAAGATTTGCGTGTGAATTTGATTTACATGATAGTACTAAATTGGGAATTTCATTTTTAGAAACTGAAGGACTTTATGATGATATAGGAGTAATAGGAAATTTTGGACCTATAAGAGCAGAAAATAAAAATTATATATGGGGAAATTTTGAAATGAATAATAATGAATCTATAAGATTTAATAATAAACTAAAAAACAACAGAACAGAAACATTAGAATTTTTAGCAAAATTAAGAGATATTTCTTTTAATTTTTTCAAACAATACCCTCAATATACTTGTATAGTATATAAACCCCTTTCTCAAGGTCAAACAATTTTATATAATGAACTTATTCAAAATGGATTTATTTTTAATGACATAAATTTTAAACTTAAAGAATATGGGGGCTTTACTTATATTTATTTTGGTGATAAAAAAGAAAAAACAAATGAAGAAGACTTATTTAGGGTTCAAAGGGGAGATATAAGAGTTAAAATGTTTATAGAATATAAAAAAATAAGTGATGAGGATTTACCTAATTTTTTTAAAAAAATAGAAAAAATAGAAACAGAAATGAAATCTCCTATATTTGAAGATGTTACCTGGGAATGAAAGAAGATCTATTAAAAAAATTATTAGAATCAATTTTAGGTAGAAGTAAATCTGCTCGTGGAGGAGACGAAGCTGTTTTTACTTGTCCTTCTTGTAACCACCATAAGAAAAAATTAACGTTTAATTTATTATCACAAAAATTTCAATGTTGGGTTTGTGGTTATAAAGGTCATAGAGCCTTTCAATTACTTAAAAAATCCAACGCACCTGGAGCTGCATTTGGAGCTTTAAAAGAAATAGATCAACAATACAATTTTAAAAAACAAATTAAACAAAAAGTTGACACTAATACTTTACAATTTCCCCAAGGAGTAACCCCCATAATGTCTAGTTCTGCAGTTTTATCAAGACATGCATTACATTATTTAAACCAAAGAGGAATTACTCAACAAGACGTAGTAAAATATGATTTACATTATTGTGAGGAAGGTCCTTTAAGAAATATGGTTGTAATACCTTCATATGATAAAGATGGTTTCTTAAATTATTATGTAGGTCGTTCGTTTGATAAAAACGCGTATATTAAGCATAAGTTGGCTTCCAGTACCAAGGACATAATTGGGTTTGAAATGTATATAAACTGGGATTTACCCGTGATTTTATGTGAAGGTGCGTTCGATGCTATGGCTATAAAACGTAATGCGATTCCTTTATTTGGAAAAAAATTATCTACAACTTTAATGAAAAAAATTATTAAATCTAACGTAAAAAAAATATATCTTGCTTTAGATGAAGATGCTTTAAAGGATGCTTTTAACCATGCTGAAACTTTTATGTCTTATGGGAAAAAAGTCTATCTTATAGAAATGGGTGATAAAGATCCATCTGAACTTGGTTTTAAAAACTTTACAAAATTGCTTCACAACGCAATAAAACTTACTACCTCTACATTAATGAAAAAGAGGCTAGCCTTGTCGTAAAGGTTTATATTTATAATAAACTGTACAATTAATGTCAAAAATCGCACTTTTACCTGGTGGGTTTAAACCACCACATGCAGGCCATTATAATATGGCAAAATGGTTATCAGCTAATACAGATGCAGACACTACTATAATTTTTGTAGGTC